GTTTCCGTAACCAGGCGATTGAGCAGATGCCGGAGCTTGGTGGTCTTATCAAGCAGGGTTATACCCCCGAAATGTATTTCTCGTCATATAAGACGCAGGCAGAACGGTTGTTGGAACGCAAGATTGATTTCATGGGTGATGACCGCAATATGTTTATCAACCTTATGGGCGGCCAGTCGGATGATACTTATATTCAGAAGCCTTTGACGTTGACTCAGGCGAACCGCTATTTCCGTGGTTTGGATGAGTGGAAGTATACGAGGAACGCTACTCAGGAGGCGCGTGGTATGGCTGACCAGGTTGGTCGGATGTTTGGAGCGGTAGCGTAATGGCTCTCGAAATTGATCTTGAAGCAATCCAGGGTTCCGCTAAGGACGCCATCAAAGCTCAACAGACTGAGCTTAACGTAGCGTTGGGGGCTGCGGGGAAACCGCTGATTGCTGTTGATGGCATTGTTGGTCCTCAAACGCTTCAAGCTATAGACGACGTAGCCGAGTTAGGCAAAGAGGTCGTAGTCAATAAAAATTGTCCGGTGGGTCAGCATTGGGACGAAGGGTTACAGCAATGTGTCGATGATGAACCCGCTGGAACTGAAACTGGCGATCTGTTCCCAGACCAAGAGACCTACCCTGGTTTAAGGGCACAACCCCAGACAACCAATGATGAGGGTAAGGAAGAAATTTGGGGTATTTACAAAAATGCTCAGGGTGAATGGGATTGGGAAAAAATAGGTGTTCAAGGCGAAACCGAAACTGAAACCGAAAAAGAAACACGGCTGGCATTAGAGCTAGAAAAACAGAAAGCCATAAACCTCCAGTTAGAGAACGACGCTTTACGACTCGCAGGCCAAGAAAGCAGCACAGACATACTCGCAGATCTCGTGCAACGCTACGGGCTACCCAGCACCATTACTGACTTCCTCACAGAACAAATGATCGCAGGGGAATCAGAACTAGGTATAGCCCAAAAAATTAGGGCACGTCCCGAATACGCTGCCAGGTTCCCCGGAATGGCAGTACGTCGAGGGCTTAACCTTCCTGCGATTAGTGAAGCCGAATACATCGGGTTGGAACGCAGTTACCGGTCGATCATGCGGGCAGCGAATTTACCTGCCAACTTCCATGACGGACCAGAAGACTTTACGAATCTCATTTCTGGGGACGTATCGGCACAAGAGTTTCAGCAGCGAGTGACGTTGGCTGAGTCGGCACGCGACACCGCCAACCAAGACATCATCACCGAACTTCAAGACAACTATGGTCTTACCACAGGTGACATTACCGCCTACTATCTTGACCCTAAAGCGGCACAAAATGTGTTTGAAGACCGCCGCAAGTTTGAAGCAGCGGGACTTTCCGTAGCGGCTACACAAGCAATCGGTGAAGGACTCGAAGTGCAAACTGCGGAAGCGTTGCAACGTGAAAACATCCAGCGTAGGGAAATCCAGTCACGCCTCGGCCAGCGAGCCGGTCTGACCGAAGACCTACTCGGCAGCGAAGGCATGAGTGCCACACAGGTAGCTGAAGCAGAGTTCGGGTTGGATGTGGACGAAGCAACCCGTTTACGTCGCCTCAGAGAAGCACGTTTGGCCCCCATGATGGGTGGCGGAACTGCTCTCACCACAGCTAAAGGTATTACAGGTTTGGGTGCTGCACAGTAACCACTGGATTCCCCAGACTCGGTTATGTATAGTGGAAAGCGTTGATCGGCCCCACGTTGGGCGAGCTGTTTGGCACCCCCTCCATCTCCAGTTCCACCGCTGGGATGCGTACCAGGATAGGTGAGTGACATATGACAGATTCCGACTCCACTTTCGGTGAAGAAGGTTCTGACAGCCCAACCGAGTCGAAACCGAATTGGCGACGAGACTTAGAGAACCGTGCGAAGGAAGCTGAAACCCAGCTTGCGGACGCGCAATCGAAGTTGAGTGGCTATGAGCGGCGTGACGTTTTTAGGTCAGCAGGACTTGATCTTGAGGACCGGCAAGTAAGCTATTTCGTTAAAGCTTACGATGGTGAAATGGACGCAGAAGTTATCCGTGCAGAAGCGGAGTCTGCTGGGTTCATTGGATCGAATGCTTCGGCATCCAGTCCTTCACCGATGATGCGTGACGCACTCGACGCCGAACAGCGTATTGCTGCTGCTGGCGAAGGTGGTGACCCGGTGTCACAAGCCGACCTGAACGCTCGTATAGCGTCAACGAACAACCCGGAGGAACTCCGGTCGTTGATGGAGAGTGAAGGTTACCTGTGGGGTGCTGCTCAGTAATCGGCTAGCTAACAGTGGAGTCCCTCACCCTTAGGACTTCACAATGGCCTACACAGGCACAGGGGACGTTTCCTCTGACACGGCGGCGTTTCAGCAACTTGCTTATTTCGCTTTCCGTTCCCAACCAATGTATGAAATGGTTGCTGATGTGCGCTCAACCGCGCAAACCCATAACGGGGCTTCAGTCCAGTTCAACATTTATGACAACATGGCTCAGGCCACTTCAGCTCTGACTGAAACGTCTGACGTTACAGCGGTTGCCCTTGGCGACTCGACTGTCGTTGTTACTCTCGCAGAGTACGGCAACGCAGTCATCACCACAGCGAAGCTGCGTGGCACATCATTCTTGAATGTTGATGCTGACGCTGCGAACATCATCGGTTACAACATGGTTGATTCCATGGACAAAATCGTTTCTGATGTCGCTAACGGTGGCACTAACGTCATTTACGCTCAGGGATCAGCGGGTTCACGCCCAACGTCCCGTGGCGCTGTTTCTGACGCTGCAACATTTGGCGCTCAGGAAGCACGCATGGCTGTAGCTGATCTGCGTACCGCAAGTGCCCCAGGTTTCGAGAATGGAAACTACTTGGGCATGATTCACCCGGACGTTTCCTTCGATCTGCGCGAGCAGACCGCGGTAACGGACGTTATCCAATACCAAATCCGTCAAGAAGGTGCCGCTGTTCGCAACGGCTCCATTGGCGTGTTCGGTGGTATCGAGTGGATTGAAAACCCTCGTGCCCCCATATTGAACGACGCAGGTGCTACTAGCACCACCAACGTTTACCAGACTCTTGTTGCTGGTAGGCAGGCGCTTGCTAAAGCGTTCAGTCGTGCCCCTGGCTTCGGTGAAGACCCAAGCGTCGTGTTCGGTCCTGTGACCGATACTCTGCGCCGGTTCCACCCAGTCGGCTGGTACCACCTATGTGGATACAACATTTTCCGCCAAGCAGCATTGCAGCGGATTGAGTCATCCTCATCCATAGGCGACAACACCTGATAGTTGTTGCTTAGGCTTGGGGGGGTCGGGTTCCCCCTTTCCCCGGCCCCCCCATCAAAGCCTGCTACTCTTGCTGTAAAGTGAGGATGTATGCCTAAAGTTGGTTCAAGACATTTCAGTTATTCCACGGCTGGCCGTAAAGCTGCCCGTGCCTATGCGTCGAAGACTGGCAAAAAGGTGACGAACACTAAGAAAAAGCGGGGCAAAAAGTAATGGCCGGTAACAGTCAAACCGACGGAAACGTCACGATTCGGCCCAAACCCATAACTGGGACCGGAGGAACTAAACGTGGCTAGTGGCCTTTTCTGTTTGCCAATGGAATACAACCTGGAGCAGACAGCGAACTTTAATATCGATTTTAATGACACGACTGCTGATCGTTTCAAATGTATGTTGACGACAGCTTCGTGGACACCGAACTACAGCACCCATTCGATTAAGTCTGATGTGACTAACGAGGTGTCTGGAGCTGGTTATAGCGCTGGTGGGGAGTCGTTGACTTCTATCACGTTCGCTACGAGTGGGGGAACGATTACTTGGGATGCGGCGGATGTCGAGTGGACTTCGAGCACGATTACGAGTGCTCGTTACGCTGTGATTTATGACGACGATCTCACTAATAAGCCTTTGATTTGTGCTATTGACTTCGGTGGAGATTTCTCTACTACGTCTGGTACGTTCAAAATTACTTGGAATGCAAGCGGAATCTTTACGCTTGATCTCACCCCGTAGGAGTAGATAATGGCAATCCCCACTTCTGGGTATCCCACCACCCTTGACGACACGAATGCGACACCTGGCGCTGGAGTTGAGTTTCCTCAACCGAGTTCGTCTACGGATTTGGATGCAACCAACGTCGAGCATGATTTGTTGCACACGAATCTTTCTTTGGCAATCGTGGCGTTACAGACGAAACTGGGGATCACTGACTCTAACGCTTCGGCGGATAAACTTCTTGTAGGGTCTGGTGCTTCGACTACTGCGTGGACTTCTACACTTCCCAGTGTCGGTTTCGGCACAGACGGCTCAGGTGTAGACGTAACTTGGTATTCGGCTACCGCAGGCGACAACATGCTGTGGGACGCTTCGGACGAGAAGCTGGTTATCACTGGCACTAACGGCCAGAACGCTTTAGAGGTTGCAGATGGCGACGTTTCGATAACGGACGCTCTCACTGTTACGGGTACGACAACGACCTACCTGAATGTCATTACTGACTCTGGTACAACTCGAACTCCTGCACTAACTGATGCGTCTGCCTACATTCTTTGCACTCATGGGTCTGGTATGACGATCACGTTGCCACAAGATTCTGCTGTGGCTTTTCCTGTTGGTACCAACATT